TGAATTATTTTTTATGAACCTAGAATATCGTCTACTCTGAAGATTCTGTAGTATTGGTTTGATTTCGCTGCTGCAAGACCAGATGATGGTGATGCGCCTACGAATGGGTTTGACACCATGCCGTAACGTGTTTTGAAACCAATTTTTGGTTGGAATGTATCTTCTCCAACTGCACGGACCATAGTTAATGGTACGTATGGGCAGTAGAATAGACCTGCGTCATAAGGGTTAGTACCTTTATAACCTATTGTGATGTAGTTACCTACAGCATATGGGTCAATGTACACTCTCATGCGACCGTTAAGAACACCAGCAAATGTATTGCCTGTGTCATCTACCTGCAAGTTAGTTGACATTGCAGGAGTGTAGTCCAACATGCCTGAAGCTGCAAGAGCAGAAGCAACATCAGAGGAACAGATCATAAAGTTACCTTTACCTCTACGTGTTTCTTTTGCGATTACGTTTGCTTCACGTTCAATCTGTAGGATCAAACCTTTGAACTTCTCAACTGACCATCGGCCATCGGCATCTGTTTGTAAGTTAAAGATACCATTAACAGCTGTATTACCAGTAGTTGCACCAGTTTTAGCTTGTGAGTTAACTGTACGAATAACCTCACGGTTGATTTCAGACATAATTTCTGTTGAAAGAATGTTTGCCAACTCAGTTTCGGCATCAAGACCATGAATTGCTTTTAAGTCTTGTGCTAATTCTAAGCTGTATTCTGCTTTCAATGCACGTGATTTTGCAGTAACAGTTGCTTTTTCAATGGTGAAACCCATTTCAGCAAATGCCTCAGAACCTTGTGAACCAAGAGCTTCAGCCTCAGCTGTTGAATATGCATCACCAGCATATGGACCAGAACGTTCGTTGTCAATTGATGAGTCAGCGTTACCGTCTGTTACACCAACTAGGCCTGAAGGACCAGTTGTACCATTACCTGTTGTGGCAGAATCGCCAGAGAAACCAACAGGTGCTTCATTGAATAGAGCTTCGTCACCTGATGAAACACCAGCTTTGGTTGTTTCAAATGTTGATTTCATTGCAAAAATCAAGCCTGTTGGACCTGACATTGGCTGAACGCCACACATGTCATAGGCCATTAGGTTTGGCATTGCACGTCGTACAAGTGCGATTAATACTGGATTCCAGTTAGCCGCATTTGATGTGTTGTTTGTAGGAGCAGCTTCTGTAAGCATAGCTTCTTCATTGAAGGCAATCTCCTGGTTTTCCAAAATAGCAGCAGTAACTGCTTTTCTGTGATGATCAGTAATAGTGCCGGCTGATTCTTCGTTCAGTACTGGCGCCCATTTTTCGATCAACTTATCGTAAGATGAAAAATTAGTATTCATTTATTGGACTCCCAATTATTTGTTTGCTTTTTGAATTGCTGATAAGTATTGAGCCATTGTGTCAGTTGTAGCCTCAATGATGTTTTCACCATCTTCGGTTACGTCTTCCTCAATGTCAGCCGCTTCAGTTGTTTTCTTAGTGAAGTATGATTCTTTGATAGTGGCAACTTTTTCTGTAAAAGTTTCCTCTGATTCAAAGTCAACATCTTCTGCCAGTTTCTTGAGCTTTTCAACTTGTGTTGCAGCCAAACCTTCTGATGCCTCAGCGATAATTGCATTTCGCTTTAACACTTCTAGTTCTTCCTGCATCTGCATTGTTTTGGTAATTGCTTGATTGTGTGCTTCTTCAAGCTCTTCTACCTCTGCAGCAAGTTCGTCAACGAGATCAACTTTGGATTCAGGCACCTCAATATAGGATTCTGTAAACAGATCCTTAAGTGAAACCATGAATTTTTCTGCAATCTCTGTGCGTAGACCAGTTTGGATTGCAAGAGCATTGTCTTCCATCCACTGTTCAACTACGTAGTTTAGGTAATTGTCGACCTTTTCTACGAGATCAGATTTAGTTGTTGATACTTCTTCAGCTAATTCTTCCTCGTATTTTGCTTCAAGACGATCAATCTCATCGGACAGCTTTGATTTAATTGCTGCTTCAAAGATTGTTTCTGCTTTTTGCTTGAACTCATCGCTCAGTGTAGCTTCTTCATTTACCAATGCTGTTAGATCTTCGCCAAAGTCGGCCTTATAGTCTAGATCTAAATTGTCTTCTGCAATTGGTGCGCCTTCGAAAGACTCTTCGTCTGTGCCCTGCATCAGAGTACCTAACACACCACCGAGTTTTTCTTTTGACATACTTTGCATTGCGCCAACCGCTGCAGACATCATACCTGCTTTGGTTTTTGGCATTGGATCTTGCTTAGTGTTGTCACCTTTACGTGCAGGAGCACGTTTGGTAGCTTCACCAGCCTTATCAGTCGCTTGCACTGATTGAGCCTCAGCATTTTTAGGATCATGAGCCTCTTCCATAACTTCGTCTGTTACTTCGTCATGGAGTTCGACTTCCTGATCTTCTACTTGATTTTCATCAGTCATCATTGACTCCTTATATTTTATGTTTAAGTAACGAGAGGAAATTCTTAAACTCACGAACCTGTGTCTCATAAAGATCAGATCGCGGAGCTTTCTTAATTTCAGTCTCCATTTGTTCAATTTGTTTGGCTTCAATAATACCGTTGTTCCATACCCATTCAACACCTTCCATTATCCCATTAACGAAAGCGCTAGGTGCAGATGGATCTTGAACGATGTCGACAGCATTTAACATAAAGTCAGGCTGTACAACCATAGCGTTATTACCTCTACTCAAACTTCCCATACCACGAGTCGATACGCCTAAATTGACACCACCCTCAAGCAAACCTTTTACAATTTGTCCCATAGGAGTTTCCAATATACGCGCTTTACCCACAACGTCGTTCCCTTTCCAATCAAGGGATTCTATCTTGTGGGAAACCTTATCTAGATTTACAGTCGGTCCTTCTGGGTGATTTAATTCACCCACAGCCCTACCCTTGGCAACTTGCTCTTCGTCATATTTACCAACGGCTTTATCCATAACTGCTCTAGGATATATCCGACCATTTCTATTTTTAGTTTCTGCTTGCATAAAAATACCTTCGATGGCATAGGATTTTTTACCATCCTTAGCCTCTGTAAGAACTTCAAGATTCTGTTCTGTGTATTCTGCAATCAGTTTCATTTCTTTAATACCTTTACCATAGCTCCGGCCGCTTTGTCGGCCTCTGCTTTTGATTTATAAACATCCAATCTATCGCCATCAATATAGGCTACAAAACCCTTTGGTTCCTTATAGATCATTACTTGTATTCTACCTATTTTTTTATTGGACACTAATTGTCCTTTAGGTTTCCTACCTGTTAATTCTCTTAATTGATTAAATGTTTTCATTGTTGTATATTTACATATTATTTATAAGTTTATGATTCTTCGGATTCATCTGAGATTTCTTCCTCTGGCTCTTCATCATCAAACTCCTCTTCCTCATCATCATCTTCAAGAGCATCCATTAATTCATCATCTGTTACCTCTACCTCATCCTCAAGGTCCAGTTCCAATTGCTCATCATCAGTAGGTGTATCATCTATTTCAGGCTCTTCCTCAGCTCCATTATAGATTTGATCAGCCAATTTAACTTTTTCCTGATCCAATAAATCCTGTACCTTCATTGTCATAATATCACCAAAAATTTTATTGGCATTATTCCAATCCTGATCCATTGCATGACCAATCATACCTTGCACATCATTATAATCTTGTACTTCATCTGTCATTATTTGTCTCCATTATTCACATTAATGTCTATACTATGTTTTTGACCTTGAGGTTCCTGCCTAGGTTCCTCTTGCTCTGGTGGTTCCTGCGGCTCCTGTTCAGGCTCCTGTTCTTCCTCACCACCCATTTGTTTTTGCATTGTTTCAATATCTTCATCATTCAATTGTAGCACATTTTTCATAACCCATTCCTTGGAGAAATATTCTCCAACATAGTTTTGAACCCTATCTAATGTTTCCATTCTATTCTGTAGCATTTCTGCATCACGTAGTTCAGCAAAGTGATTATCCTTAATGTAATCAACTGTAATGTCATTTTTCCATTCTTCCCAATCATCCTCAGTACAAACACCTTTCATTACAAGTTGTTTCTTAAGGATTCCATAAAAGAGATGTGAAAATCTCATACGAAGTCTATCAATAAACTTTTGGAATTTAAGTTCGTCTCTATTAATTTCTGTTGATCTACCAAGTATACCTTGTACGGATTCAGTATCCATTCTGGAAATAGGAACATTTAAGCTACGATACATACGTTTTTGGAAATAAACGATATCGTCAATCTGTCCTAGGTTTTCACCACCAGGTAATGTTGATATTTCTGTTCCTCTACCACCTTCACGTCGAGGTAACCAAAAGTCCTCAAGAAGTGATTGGTGTTTACGATCGTCTCTTATCTCACCTGTTTTGGCGTCATATACAAGTTTATTACGGTATCGTGCCATAATATCTTTCATATACTGCTCTGATTTACCACGAGGTAAATTACCAACATCAATATAAAAAATTCTTCTTTCCGGAGCTCGAGCCAACCTGTAAATAACTAAGGCGTCTTCCATCATTCTTAGTTGATTGATAGGTTTTAATGCCTTGTGCATATGTGAAATAATTTTTTT